GCCTTCATCTCGCGGATCGCCTGCACCACGGCAAAGTCGGCAGGCGTGCCGCCATAGACCGGACGGTCCTCGGCATCGCGGCTGACCAGATGGGCTGCAGCGCGGGAAACCCCGTTGACCGTCCAGACCTTGGGGCTGGTCACCTTGGTCGCCACCTCGACACCCGGCTTGATGGTGCAATTGCCCGCGCGCAGATCGTTGCCGAACCAGGCGACGACCAGGCTGACGCTCTCGACGGCCGGGGCCATGGCCTGCAGCCGGTCAAGCGCCACGACGATGTCAGCCTCGTCGGGCAGCGCGTTCAGGTTCTCGGCCGAGGTGATGCCGCCGGTCGTCTGGCCGAAGACGGTGGTCGTGGCGCCCACGGTCTTGCGGACAGCCTCCGTGGCATAGGTGAACTCGCCCGAGGCCGGGATCATCGTCACCGCCTTCACCAGCCCCTCGGCCGTGTCAGGATCGGCAAGGGGCCGGAAGACCTCGAAGGACAGCTGCGGCAGGCGGTTGCCGTAGGTGGCAAGCGCCAGTTCCTCGAAGACGACATAGGCCGTGCCGCGGTAGGCGGGGGTGTTGGCCGCGCCCATCTTCGCCGAAATGTACGGGTCCGCGGTCTGGGTCTCGTTCCCCGGATACCAGCGCCAGGTGATGCCGGTCATGTCGAGCGGCTTGCCGTCTGCCCAGATGCGGCCGATGCCAGTGATCGGGCCTTCGCAGAGCGCCACGGCGAAGCTGGCGTAGTAGAGGTATTCGGTGGTCTGGACCCTCCCGCCGCCGCCACCCTTGCCGCCGCCTTGCGTCGTGGTCTTGGTCTCCTCGCGGAAATCGGTCGCCCAGATGATGTTGCCACCAATGCGCATGCGGCCATAGAGCCGCGGGATGATCGCGCCTTCCGCAGCCGAGGTGATGCGCAAGCTGTCGAGGCGCTGGCCCTCGATCTTCTGCGCGGGGGCCAGCGAGGACACGATCCAGCTGTCCACCACCGACCCGATGGTGGAGCCGATGAAGCCACCGATGGCTGCGCCAGAGAAGCCGATGATCGCGCCGCCGAAGGCTCCGCCGATGGCGGAACCGACAGCACCTAGGACAAGCGTCGCCATGGGAAAATCTCAGCGTGCAGGAAACAGGAAGGCGAAGGCGATGCGGCGTCGCCAGGAGGGGGATAGCGGTTCCTCGATCACGCCGAGGCGTTCGTAGGCGTGAAGGAAAGTGTCGGGTCCGGTGAGGATCCCGACATGCTTGGCGATGGCGCGGGGCACCATCCGGAACAGGATCAGCGCACCGGAGCCCGCCAACTGAACCGGAACCTCGGGCATCATCTGCCGCGCCCCGTCCGCCAGCACCTCGCGGGGGCCGGTCTCGCCCCAGTCGCGGCTGTAGGGCGGGATCGGGAACGGTTCCGGGCCTACAACCTCGCGCCAGATGCCGCGCGCGAGACCGAGGCAGTCGCAGCCGACCCCGCGCAGGCTGGCCTGGTCGTGGTAGGGCGTGCCGAGCCATGACCGCGCGACGGCGATGACATGAGCTGGATCGGCGGTCGGAACTGGCGCAGTCACAGCACCGCCCCCTCGTGCCCGCCATCCTTGGTGGCATAGCGCAGGACCGCGTCCTGCCCGGGGATGTGCGGGAATCCCCGGAAGTTGGCGACATTGGCGAATTTTGTCCCGCAGGTCGCGATCCGCTTGTCGCAGCCCGCCCGGACCACGAAGGCATCCGTCGCTGTGATCGGGCGCACCGGGGCTTCGAGCAAGGTCAGGATGGCCACGCCGTCGACGAGGTCGTGCGACAGCACCTCGACCTGCCGCCCTGCGTTCGCGCCGGTCGACCATTCGACCAGCCCGAAGGCAAACCAGCCCGTCGCGAAGGCGCCAAGGCCGGAGGCTGTAAAGGCCCGATCCCGCAGCACATCGATCACGGCGCCGGTCCCCTTGAAGGCTGGGGCGTCGAGGTTCACGCCGCAGCGCACATCGCCCAGCGCGGCGTCGCAGCTGGCCTGAAACGTCCGCCCGACCGTCTGGCCGAGGATATGGGCGAGGCTCCGCACTTCGGCCACGAAGGCCAGCCGCCCGCGCCGGATCTGGCCGATGGCCCCGCGACGCAGCAGCACGCGCTGCGAAGTGGCCGACCAGTTCACGCGCCAGACCTCGACAACTGCGGCGTCCCAGCGGCCGTCGAGGATGTCGGTCTCGGTGATGCGGTCGGAGGAGAGCACGCCTTGAGCGTCCTGCGCGTCGACGGACAGATCCGACCCCGACCGTACTTCGGAGGCCGTCAGCCCGCTTTCCGGTTCGAAGTCGGTGCCGTCGAACGACAGCGTACTGTCGTGGTCTGTAAAGCCGAAGGTCACGCCATCGGCCCGGGTGATCCGCCAGCACCAGGCGAGCGTCGTGGTGCCGCTGTCGAGATGCGCCTGCAGAGCCGAGTTCAGGGACTTCATGTGCGGATTTCCACGAGGGGGATCGAGGTGATCGACCCGAGGCGCTCGATGTCGAGGGTGACGTCGAGGGCGTCGGTGTCGAAGCGGACGGGAACGTCGAATTCGAAGCCTGCGGTGATGGCGACGCCTGGGGCCGGGGCGGTGGTGAAGGTGATCAGGCCCGTCGCGGTCGAGACCGACCAGCCGGAGACTTGCGGCGTGCCGTTCAGGGCGATGGTCACTGTTCCTGCGACGGGCTTGGTGATGGCCCGCGTCCAGGACTGGGCGCCGGAGGTGTAGCGCTTGGTCAGCTGAAAGGTGTTCGTGCTGCCGTTGCCGGTGCCGATGGGTTGATCGGTTGAGGTCGGGGTCTGCGACGGCAAGCAGGATTTGAAATCGGCCCAGTCCTTGAACCTGAACCCATGCAGACGGCCGTTCCTCGCCTCGAAGAAGGCGACAACCGCTGCCAGATCGTCGGCGCGGCGGATGCCGTAGGCGACATCATAGCGGCGGCGCGAGTTGGCCCAGCTGGCGTTGCGCTCCTCGGCACCGCTCGCCAGTTCGACAATCTGCGTGCGCCGTTCGGGGCCGCCGCGCGCGCCCCGGCTGATGTTGTCCGGAAACCGGACCTCGTGAAACGCCATCACATCCCCCTTCGGCCCAGCGAGACGGCGCGGGCGATGTCGCTCGCGACCTGCGTGCGGGACTGGCGGAAGCTCTCGGCGTCGCGGGCGTTGATCGTGACATTGACGGTTGAGGCGCCCGCCTGGCCGTAACCGGCCGCCTCGCGCCGGGAGAGAACCCGTTCGCCGCGTTGCAGGATCGCGGGCACTTCGTCGGGCCGCAGCCCGGCCCAGCCCCCGTTGTGCATTCGGGGCGCGCCCGCGAAGGCCAGCGCCGGGACCATCCGGCCGGGACCAGGGGCGCCGACCGTTCCGCCCGCATGCAAGATGTTGGCGAAGATCCCACCCGCCGCACCCAGCGCGCCGGAGAGAGCGTTTGCAATCGGGCCGAGGATGAAGCGGCGCGCGGCGAGCTTCGCGAGATCGGCGATCATCGATGTGACCAGATCCCGGAAGTCGAGTTTGCCGGTCTTGACGAAGTCGCCGATGGCGTTCTCGGCGCTCTGGAAGGCGCCCACCAGCGCGCTGCCGATATCTCCGCCGATGTCGCGCGCCTTTGCGGCATAGTCGCCGAGAGCCGCCGTGACCGCCTGCCAGCCGGAGAGGGCCGTGTCCGCGCCCTCGGCCGCCGCAGCTCCGGCCTCGCGCGCGGCACCGCCAGCACCATCGGCGGCGACAGCGGTGTTGTTCAGCCCCTTGGTCAAGGCGTCGGCCGCTCCAGCCGCATCCGCCAGTGCGGTCTCTGCCTCGGTCCCCGTGCCGGTCACAGCATCCTTCAGCGCCTGCCAGCTGGCGAGCGGCTGACCGGCAGCGTCAGCCAGCATCCCTGCCGCTTCGCGATAGCCGTTGGCTCGCGCGCGGGCATCGTCTGCCATGGCGCCGAGGCCGAGATCGGGCGGTTCGAGGTAGGTCCGCGACAGCGCAGCCGAGAAGGCATCCGCCGCCGCAGCCCCTGCGGCCGTTGCCGCGCCTTCGAAGGGATTGCCGATGCGGCCCAGTTCCACCGGATCGAGGATGCCGATCCGCACCCCACCTTCGCCAGTGGCCCATTCCGGCAGCAGCGCGAGGGCTGCATTCAGGGTCTCGATGAAGCTGTTGATGCGCGTGACGACGCCGTTCAGCATCGCCTCGACGCCGGAGATCAGCCCGTTCGCAGCCTGGAAAGCGAAATCGCCGATGGCGCCCGGCAGGCTGCCCCAGATCGCGACTGCCGCGTCATAGGCCCCCTGGAAGATTGCGGCTGTCCGGTCACCGAAGCTGACGACGCCTGCGATGGTGCCCTCGAGTGCCGAGAGACCAGCCGCCTTCAGCCCTTCCCATCCAGCCGCCATGCGGGCGAGGGCCGCGTCCAGCGACAGGCCGATGCGCGACCAGACCTCGCGGGCCAGATCGCCCAGCAGGCGAAAGGCCTCTCCCACCCCGCCGACCCGGGCGACCAGCTGCGAGAACTGGTAGACCAGCTCGCCCGCGCCGACGATCAACGCCCCGATGCCGGTGCGGATCAGGGCGCCGCGGAGGAACACCAAGGCGGTGGCCAAGCCGCGCACGGATAGCGCGGCGGCGGCAAGCCCGGCCACCCAGCGCCCGGCCATGACGGCAGCGAAGGTTGCGGCATAGGAGGCAAGACGCCCCAAGTTGCCGATCAGCGTGTCGATGGCCGACCGCAGAATGCCACCATCGGAGGCGAGTGCCACGAAGGCATTGGCAAGCGCCTCGATGGTCGGGGCCACGGCGACCGCGATGCGGTTCCGAAGGCCGTCGAAGACGAGGGATACGGTGCCCAGCGCCAGTTGCGTGCGGCGCAGGGCTTCGAGGGCATCACTGTCCAGAATCGCCCCGAGATCGAAGGCTTGGTCGCCAAGCCGCGCAATTTCGGCCCCGCCATTGCGCAGGAGGGGGATCAACCGTGTCGCGTCTGAGGCCATCGCCTCTAGATAGAAGGTCATCT